CCTTGAATGAGCGACAAAAAATTAAAATTGTCGAGTCTATTACAAACGCAGATTCTGTAGAAGAGGCGAAGGTTATTTACGAAACCCTTCAAAGCGCAGTGGGAAGTTCTAGAAATAGTAAATCTCCGCAATCACTACGCGAAGTAGTAGAGAAACCATCGCCAACGCTCCCCCGAAGCATTGCAAGAAGGGAAGCACATAGCGCTCAAAATCCACAATTTGATCGGATGAGAGCGTTAGCAGGCATTAAAGGAGGTAATAAATAATGTCCGTATTAAATAAATTAACTGAGGGTATTGTTGATAGAGATCTTTCAAAAGAAGGTGCTGCACTTTTATCAAAGTGGGAACGCACCGGACTTCTGGAAGGTTTAGACAATGACCGAACAAGAAACAGCATGGCTCGTCTTCTTGAAAACCAAGCCAAGGAGCTTCTTCGTGAAACTTCTTCAATGGCTGGTGGTGATGTAGAAGGCTTCGCGGCTGTTGCATTTCCAATCGTTCGTCGTGTATTCGGCGGATTGATCGCTAACGATATCGTCAGCGTTCAACCAATGAGTCTCCCAAGTGGGCTCATTTTCTTCCTTGACTTCACCGCATCTGATGAACAAACCGCCAGAGGCGGCTTGCAGTCCAATAATTCACTTTATGGTGGCGGCAAGGTTGGTGCTGAAATCACTGGTGGTGTTAGCTTAACAGACCCAGACAATGAGAAGAGTTTTTATAACTTAAACCAAGGTTATTCTTCTCCGACTGGATCTTTGGCTGCAAATATTATTCCTGTTATTTCAGGGTGTTTTGGCGACAGTAACGTTGGTGCGGGAAGACTCAAGGCTGCTAAGTTGTATTTTGCCGGTGCACAGTGCAACACGTCCACCCAGGCTCTACCCACATCGGGTACCTTGGAAAGAATGTGTCGGTATGACCCAGACTTTACTTCTGGAACTACCAATGTATATGTTGGTAAGCTTCTGCTTAGCACGTTATCACAGGTTAACCTAGATAACTTGGTTAGCATCTCTGGTACAGTCGGCAATGTCGCTGATGGTCAGGCACGTCGCTTGACCTGTTTCTCTGGCTCAGACAATGGACTCTGGCAACCATCAGATGGTGATCCAACACATGCGTTGGTTTTCTTCCATTCTGATACGCGCACGGTTGCGAACTTGTCAGCTTCTTATTCGGATGGAGTTGGAGGCTCAGACAATACGGTGACCTTCGCGTATTCTATCGATGATGATTTTGTCGTTAGTAACGCTGTTGGTTCCGTGATTGGTGATCCTCTATGGGGTCTTGAGCAAGCAAGCAACTCAATTGGGGCAACTGCGGGTCTGATCCCCGAGATCGACATCAAGGTTGACTCTGTGAGCATCACAGCGATGACCAAGAAACTCAAAGCCAAGTGGTCGCCCGAGTTAGGACAGGATCTTAATGCCTATCATAACTTGGACGCCGAAGTTGAGCTAACTTCAATTCTCTCCGAGCAAATTGCTCTAGAAATTGATCGCGAGATTCTTGAGGATCTTGTCAAGGGCGCAACTGCTGGTACATACTGGTGGTCACGTCATGCTGGCAAGTTCGTTCAGAGAACCGGAAAGTCCGGTGGTCAAGAACTTGGTGCTGCAACAGCAACTCCCGACTTCACGGGTACTGTGTCCGAGTGGTATGAGACTCTTGTTGAGACAATCAATGATGTCTCTGCACAGATTCACCGCAAGACCTTAAGAGGTGGCGCAAACTTCATCGTCGTTTCGCCGGAAGTTGCAAACGTCCTTGAGTTCACTGCGGGATTCCGCGCAAACGTCACTGGTGATGTTGAGAAGGGAACCGTTGGTGCGGTTAAGACAGGAGCACTTTCTAAGAAGTGGGATGTTTATGTAGATCCCTACTTCCCTCGCAACCTCGTTCTCGTTGGTCGCAAGGGTGGCTCTTTCTTGGAAAGCGGCTATGTATACGCCCCATATGTGCCACTACAAGTCACACCTACTATCTTCGGAACCGAAGACTTCGTGCCCCGCAAGGGAGTCATGACGCGCTACGGTAAGAAGATGGTTCGTCCCGACATGTATGGACTAGTTGTTGTTGTTGACCTTGTTTAATAGAACAAGATAAACGAAGATAAGCAATAGCGTAAAAAGATTGCCCTCGTCATTCAAATGGCGGGGGTTTTCTTTTATTGCTCAACTATTTAAGGTGAGGAGACTTATATTTAATGGCGATTCCCACTCTTACCCCCAAAAGCACCGTTAGCGCAATCACACTTCCCGCGACTGGCTCGCCAGGAAGCGTAGCAGCAGAATGTCCCTTTGCGATGTTTACCGGCTCTGTAGAGTTTTTATCAGGAGCCGCTGAACAAGTTGCATACACATTTAAGAAACTTGGTGGAGATATCTTAGATCTTGAAATCACCACAGGTAGCGTTTATGCTGGATATGAAGAAGCAGTTTTAGAATATTCTTACATTGTTAACATGCATCAGGCAAAAAATATATTATCTGATGTTTTGGGCATGACCACTGGGACTTTTAATCGTGATGGCGATTTACTTGCTGGAACTTTATCGTCAAGTCTTAGCGGTACCCATGTTGCTCTTAAATATCCCAAGTCTACATTTGCATACGCGCAAAAAGTAGCAGAAGCATTTTCAACTAATGCGCGAGCAGGCGGCGCTACAAGGATATATTCGGCATCATTTAGAGCAACCGCAAGTGTTCAGGATTATGATTTACAAGAAATTTTAAACAGTGCAAGTGTAAATAATTTCGACGCTGCTACAAGCAATCCAGTGCCTTACGCTGGCTTTACGAGTGGTAGCAAGATCATTGTTGATAAAGTATATTACAGAACTCCAGCTTCTATGTGGAGGTTTTTTGGATATTATGGCGGCTTAAACACTGTTGGCAATTTAGCCAATTATGGACAATACGCAGATGATTCGACTTTTCAGTTAGTTCCGGTTTGGCAAAATAAAGCACAAGCCATGGCGTTTGAGGATTCAATATACACAAGAAATTCTCATTACTCTTTTGAATTAAATAATAATATTTTAAGAATATTTCCTACACCACCTCCGGGGGATGTAACTCCAAGTTATTTTTGGTTTAATTTTAGAATTGTTGAAGATGCCTGGACTACATCTTCTGGTTCTCTGGCTGATGGGATTAATAACATGAATACGATCCCCTTCGGTAACATTCCTTACCAAAATATTAATTCGATTGGGAAACAATGGATTCGTAGATTTGCGCTTTCACTAGCAAAAGAAACTTTAGGTCATGTTCGCTCTAAGTTCGCTACTGTGCCAATTCCAGGCGAATCAGTTACCCTCAACGGTCCAGCACTGATTACCGAAGGCAGAGAAGAACAAACTAATTTAAGAACAGAACTAAAAGAGACGCTTGATCAACTAACATATCAAGCATTGGCAGAGAAAGACGCCGCCGTCGCTGGTGCCGTCAATACAGTTAATCAAAATATACCAGCAGGCGTATTTGTTGGATAGGAGGTAATATATGGCTGATGATAAATGGTCGCAACCAGCGCAACCACCTCCCCCCTTATTTCTCGGAGAGAAGGAAAGAAATCTTGTTAAGCAAGTTAACGATGAGCTTATTGAGCGAGTCATTGGACAACAAGTTGTATATTATCCAATAGATCAGAGTATCACAAATTACAATGATTTATATGGTGAGGCTATAGAAAAATCGTTTCTTCCTCCAATAAGAGTATATGCGCTTGTTAATTACGAAGCCACAGAAACGAAAGCCGATGAGCACGTTGGAATTGACAAATCAAATGTGATTACAATTTATTTTCATAAAAGAAGATTAATAGAGGATCAAGATTTATATGTTAGAGAAGGTGATTTTGTATTATATGGTGACTATTTTTATGAAATAACAACCATTACATGGGCAAGACAGTTATTTGGACAGATTGATCATAAATTCGAAATTGTAGCAACTTGCTCCTATTCAAGAGAGGGACTATTCGATGCCACCTGATAATCCGCGACAACAAGACTTGGCACCCCTCCAAGAAATTTCCTTTATGCCCTCGACGCTAGAGACAATTGATCGCGCCTTGTTTGAATATATTGATGATGAACTAAATATATTTTGTACAACAAACAAAGGTTTTAAAAAGATACCTTGTATCTGGGTGGGCGCTGAGCGAGCTTATCAAATTAAACATAATAAAGATCTTCGAGATGCCAATGGTTGGTTAATATACCCTATTATGACTCTTGAAAGAATCTCGGTTGAAAAAGATGTGACTAAACGAGGCGCACTTTATGCATCTATTCCAAATCGTCAAGATAACAAAGGTGGCACGATTACGGTTGCCAGAGTTATCAAACAGGACAAAACAGCTAATTTTGCTAATGCCGATTCAAAGAGATTAATAGTAGGTAAAATTGGAACCGGACAGAATAATTTCCCAAGAAAAAATACCAAAGTTGTTTATGAGACAATTACGATGCCAATTCCGATTTATGTAGAAGCTGGGTATACTTTAACGATTAAGTCCGAATATCAACAACAAATCAATGAAGTGTTGACTCCCTTTATGACCTCCCCCGGTGGCCCAAACTTCTTCAATGTCTACAAAGATGGACATCAGTTTGAAGTCTTTTTGGAACCAAACTATGAATTAAATAATAATGCGGCGGCGCTCAATGAAGATCCGCGTGGTTACGAAACACAAGTATCTTTTAGAGTAAGAGGGTATATTATTGGTGGAGACAAAAACGAAGAAAGACCAAAAATCATTAGACGTGAAAATGTAGTAGAAGTCAAATTACCCCGTGAGCATGTAGTATTTGGAGACATTCCAGAGCACTCTCACATCAGCGGAAATGTACCATTTTATCGAGAGTAGTTTTGACTTATTTGGGGCTTTCGCCTTTTGATCAACTATTTATTAACGATAGTAAGAATACAACAACTTTATTTTTATATTTATTTGAGGCAGTACAAGGAGACACTTCATAATGGCAGAAAGATCTTTTAAGTTTATTTCACCCGGCATATTCATTAATGAGATAGACAATTCGGAAATGCCCGCCCTTCCAGAAGAAATGGGGCCAGTAATTATAGGACGCACAGAGCGCGGTCCATCAATGCGCCCAATTAAGGTTAACTCGTTTTCCGAATTTGTGCAAATCTTCGGCAATCCGATTCCTGGTGGACGAGGCGGCGATATTTGGCGTGATGGAAACTATCTTGCTCCCACATATGCGGCATATGCAGCCCAAGCTTATTTAAGAAACAGCAACGCAGTGACAATGGTTCGCCTCCTTGGTGCCCAAAGCACAAATGCCAACACCAATGGCGGAAAAGCAGGTTGGGATACCGACGCTACGATCAACACGTCGGAGCCTAGCAACGGCGGCGCGTTCGGATTATGGGTTTTCCCGTCTCAATCGGCACCCACTGCCGCTGGGCAAATTATGACAGGTGCCCTCGCCGCAGTCTGGTATTTAAACGAAGGCTCTATGGTGCTTTCGGGGACATTTAGAGACGGAACCGGCGCTGGCGACGACGGCACTACTGGTACTGGTAGCGCAACAATGATTAGAGCCCTAACAACAAATACCGATGGGGCAGAAGGTCCATACCAGGGCGCAGTTGCTAATGAATACTATGCAATAATTTACGATGATACCGGATCAATTAAAGAGCAAACAGCTTTTAACTTTACTCCCTCATCTGCAAGATATATTAGAAAAGTATTTAATACCAATCCTACGTTAACAACTAATGCAATTACAAGAACCATGGAGCGAAAGACGTATTGGCTCGGGGGCAGCTATGAGCGACACCTCACACAATTTGTCACTGGGACTTCTGCTGGACAATCCTGGGGAGTCATTCTCGGTATTGCTAGTGGCAGCGTCTATGGCTCGAACTTCCGAATGGGCTTTCAGGCTGCCCAAACACCATGGATTATTTCACAGGATCTTCAATCATCTTATTCATCTTATGAAATTACAGACACCAATCGTGTGAAGCAGTTGTTTAAGTTTCACACACTTGATGCTGGCGAAGATGAAATGAAAAAGATTAAGATATCCATTTCGGATATTAAAGTTGCCTCAAACGACTTCGACCCTTACGGCTCCTTTAGTGTAGAGCTTAGAGATGCCAGAGATAATGATAATGCGCCTATAGTTATAGAAAGATTTAGCGCTGTAAATCTTAACCCAAATTCATCTCGCTATATTGCAAGAGTAATTGGAGATCAGTATGTTTCATGGGACGACACTGAAAGACGACATAGGCTATATGGCAATTACCTAAATGCATCAAAATATGTTCGTGTTGAAGTAAATGCTGATGTCGATGCCGGTGTTACCGACGCACGATATCTGCCATTCGGATCTTATGGTCCACTACGCCCAGCGACGTGGAACTACATCAGCGGCGCTTCCGAAGCACTCCTAGGTACTGAAGTCGTTGTTAACCCTGATGCCTCTGGACAAAACAATTGGGTATTCGGTGCCACTAAAATTCCACGGTCAACGATTGGGGGTGTATATGCCAGTGCCAACTCCGCATTTATGAACACTACAGGAACCGCCAACGCTGGAGTCGGTAATTCGCTATCCGGTGCGCTTAAAGCCCACTTCCCAGCAATTCCGTTGCGAGTAAGTGCCTCTTCCGGTAACCCTCCAAATCCAAAAGATGCGTACTTTGGAATAGACTCTACACAAGCCTCGAATAACAGATTCGAGCAAAGTTATGGAGATATGCTTTATCCCATGCCTGCCGATGGAGATTCTTTTAGCAAGGCGGCAGCTACTGAATATTCATACTTATTCTCTCTTGACGATCTTAGTTCCTCTGTTGGAAGCCTGGGCGCTGGTGGCGTTGACGGTGGTGGCGCAGGTGTTGCGGTCTGGGTATCTGGTTCGCGCTTAGCTGGTAAATCTTACACAGCCTTGAGCGGAACATATCAGGAAATTCTGGATGAAGGCTACAACCGTTTTACTGTACCTCTAAACGGAGGGTTTAATGGCTTAAATGTCAGGAAAAAGGAACACTTTAATAATACCGATCTCGCAGATGGGACAGACACTACAAATTCCGGGTATTATACTCTTATAAGAGCAATTGACACGGTTGCCGATCCAGAAGTTGCGGAATATAATTTAATGGCGGCTCCTGGTATTTGGGATGAACCTATTACCGCTCACATGGTCGAAGTTTGCGAATCTCGTGGTGACTCTCTTGCAGTTATCGATCTTAAAACCGGATTCTATGCAGAGACTGAGAACACAAACTCTGTTTCGTCAAATCTTGGCTCTGTGGCAACCGCAGTAACAAACTTAAGAAATAGAAGAATTAACTCAAGCTACGGATGTGCCTACTATCCATGGGTACAGATTCTCGATAGCCAAACCAATAGCCTTCTTTGGGTGCCACCTAGTATTGTAGCCCTGGGAACATACTCCAGCGCTCAGAAAAAGAGTGAACTTTGGTTTGCTCCTGCTGGCTTTACCAGAGGAGGGCTAACCGAAGGATCTGCTGGACTTCCAGTAATTCAAACTCGCGAAAGACTAACCTCTAAGAATCGTGACGATCTTTATGAGGCAAATATTAATCCGATTGCTACATTCCCCGCAGAGGGCATCGTAATCTTCGGGCAGAAGACATTGCAGGTAACGCCTTCGGCGCTTGATAGAATCAACGTGCGCCGCTTGATGATCTATGTCAAGAAAGAGATTTCAAGAATGGCGGCTACAATCTTGTTTGATCAAAATGTACAAGCAACTTGGGATCGATTCTTGAATAAGGTTAACCCCTTCTTGCGAAGCGTCCAAGCCCGCCTTGGACTCACAGATTTCAAGGTTGTGCTTGATGAAACCACGACAACCCCTGAGATGATTGACAGAAATATCTTGTATGCCAAGATTTTCTTGAAGCCTGCCCGTGCCATCGAGTTCATCGCTCTTGACTTCGTTATCACAAATACAGGTGCAAGCTTTGAAGATTAATAACAACAGAACTATCTATTATAGGAACAGGAGAAACAAGTAAATGTCATCGAATTTTTGGTCATCAAAAGACTTAGAGCCAAAACGCCAGTTTAGATTTATTATAAGTTTGCAGCCCGGAATCACGGGTGCTGAACTAAGATTCGCGGCTAAAACCGCTGATCGCCCAAGCTATACAATTGGCGAACAAGAACATCGATTCTTTAATCACACTTTTTATTATCCTGGCAGAATGAACTGGAATACAGTTGGAATGACTTTGGTTGATGCTATAACTCCCGGCTCAACTGAGCTTCTTTATCAATACCTGTCGGATATCGGAATTCAACAGCCCAGAGATTTTTCCGAGGCAGTCTCCACGACAATTACTAAGGAATCTGCCGTTAACTCACTGGGCGATGTTAAGATCTATGAGCTTGGAACAAGCGGTGAGAACGAAACAAGGATGATTGGAGAATGGGCTTTAATTAATGCGTTCATTACAGAGGTCAACTTTGGCTCTCATTCTTATGATTCAGATGAAATGGTTGAGATAAGCCTAACATTACGATATGATTGGGCGAAGTATACCAAATTCGCCGGTAAAGGCAAGAAATTACGATAATTTAATTTTAAAAAACGTAATATATATTCTATACTATAGATACAAAATACAATAATACAGAGGTGTAAATGGCTAGAAATAACCAAGCACGCACTGGTGCCAAGCAAGCGCCAGAAGCTGCTTCGGAGAGCACACCCCCTGTTGAGCCGACATCGGCACCAACACCAGGGACGCTCTCATATGTAACTCCTACGGAGTTTGTGGAACTTCCATCTGGAGGGAAATATTATCCCCCTGGACATCCACTATATAAACAAGATACCGTTGAAATACGATATATGACTGCGAGAGATGAAGATATTCTTACTTCACAGACTCTTTTACGCAAAGGTTTGGCAATTGACCGACTATTAGAAAATCTCTTGCTTAATCCCGATATTAAAGTCGATGATTTGCTTGTGGGAGACAAGAGCGCACTAATTCTCGCAGCAAGAATTTCTGGATATGGTGCTGATTATCAAACTAAAGTTACTTGTCCAGGTTGCAATACAGCGACAGAACACAATTTTGATCTTACTGATGTGAGACTTAATCCGGGCACCGTAGTGTCTGAGGATATTGATGAGGTTCAGGCGTCACCAAATGGAACATTTGTAACAACATTGCCTAAAACACAATATGAAGTCGAATTTAGATTATTAACAGGTAACGATGAAAAATATCTTACCGAAGCTGCTAACAAAAAAGTAAAATTAAATATACCGGATTCCGGTGCAACCGAGTTATTAAAGAGACTGCTTATTTCAGTCAACGACGTAACTAACGGTAGCGAGATAAGTGATTTTATCGATAACATGCCAGCCCTTGATTCGCGGTTCCTCCGCGCTTGTGTTATCGGTGCCACTCCAAATGTTGATATGACACAGCTATATTCCTGCGATAACTGCGGCTACGAGTCCGACATGGAGGTGCCGCTTACAGCGGACTTTTTTTGGCCTGGATAATAATTATATGGAAATGGTCTATGAGCATTTCTTTTATTTGAAGCAGCATGGAAATTGGAGCTTTGTAGAAGCATACAATTTACCAATTGGTTTAAGAAACTGGTTTGTAAAAAGATTATCACAACATTTCGAAGAACAAAACGAACAAGTTGACAAGGCGAATCGAAGGGCAAAAAATCGCCACTAAGCTTTAAACTACGAGAAAATTGGGTTAACGCCCAATTTTCTTTGTTTATGAGACTAATTAAAGAAGCAGCAATATAAGGAAAGCTTCCTATGAAAAATAACGGTGATTTAGTACCAATTAAAATTGATTTGACAATTGGTAATGCAATTAATGAAAGTTGGCTTGCCATGTTCGGCGGCGCAATTCAAACAATTCTAGGTGGAATGTTCGGTGCTCGGAGCCCTGCTCTTGTTCCTGTTAATGTTATAGGCTCGCCTTCACAAATTAAAGCTTTTGAAAAAGCTCTCGGGGGAGAAGCCAAATACCTCAGAGCAATGAACAAATATGGACTAAATGATCCAAAAGTATTAAAAAATAAAACATCTCTGGATAAAGCAATAAAAAGCTTTGAAAAAGAAACCGGAATTATTTGGCCATTTAAATAGGATATCATAAACCATGCCTGACACTCCAGACCCAGTTAAAATAACAGCGGATATTGAAGAGGCAATAAATAGGCTCGCAGAAGACGCACCCGAGAAAGCCCACGCCCTGCGAAACCTATTAAATACGGCAAAGGCGTTGGGCACCGACGTGGACTGGGCAGCCGCTGCCACGGGGCTTAAAGATATCACCCGAGAGTTACGGGAAGCAGCATCTAGCTCGCAAGCTCTTGAACAAGGCGTCATCACATTAATTCAAACATTAACCGGTGTTACAGAAACTTCAACTGGACTCACTGCCGGATTTGCTCGAATGGCTTTCGGTGCTGAAGGACTCCAGGCTGCGATGGAGACGTTGGGAGGAAAAATTAGCGACATCCTCACTCCTACGAATATCGGAATTTCCGTTTTTAAAAAGTTTGCAGAAGCATCAGTTGCATTAACTCTGAGCGTTGATAATGCCACCACAGCATTTGCCAAAGCATCAGGCACCGGCTCAAAATATAAGGATGTAATAAAAGCAGCCGAATATCAAAACCGGCATCTGGGTGTCAGCGCCGCCGAAGCAGGGGCAGCAACAGCAGCTTTGCATAGCGGGTTTACAGAATTCTTAATGATGTCAGAAGATGCTCAAAAAGCTCTTACTGCAAATGTTGCTGAATTTGAGACATTCGGTGTCGCTGCTGCCACTACAACCAAGTTTTTACAAAATGTCACAAGAACAACCAAGCTAACCATTCCAGAGGCTAGTAGGCTTCAAAAATCTGTCATGGGTACCGCAAGTGCTTTTGGCGACGATCTCAATAAAGTTCTGGAGGAAACCGCCGAGGTGATGCCCAAGCTGGCAATCCACAGTCGCAACCTTGAAGGGACTCTTGAAAACCTTTATGCCGCATCTAAACGAACGGGCATGGGGATGTCTGAGATTGTATCATTTGCTGAACGATTTGATACATTTGAGACTGCTGCCCAAGCAGCCGGTAATCTAAACGCAGTCCTCGGCCAAATGGGAGGAGCCCCCCTCGTTGACACAATGCAGATTCTTGAGGAAACAGATCCAGCTAAGAGAATGCAATTATTTGCAGACGCTATTGAGCAATCTGTTGGTGATTTTGAAGAGCTTGATTATTATCAACAAAGAGCGGTTGCTAATGCAATGGGGATGTCCGTTGAAGAAACACGACGGATCTTACTTCAAGAAGAACAAACAAGTAAACTACAAGCCGCCATGGATGAGCGAGGACTTACTGAAGAAAAAATGATAGAATTACAGACAGAGGGTCGAGATCTTATGACTGAAGTGAAGATTTTGGCACTGCAATTTGCAGTGTCTCTTCAGGGTCCACTAAAAGCAGTCAAGGGGATCGTAAGCGCACTAAGCGGGGGACTTCAGCGAATCAATGACCTTAAAGATGCCGCAGACGAAGCATTTGGTGACAACTCTGTGACAGGTAAGGCCATAGCAGCCCTCGGCGGACTTGCCAAACTTGGTGTTGGATTGGCAGCAACGGCGGGGATAATGCTGGCGCTCAAGACGCTGGTGCTGCGGGGTTCAAACCCGCTGATGCCGATGTGGACGGCTACGGTAAGTGCCGCTGGAGGCGCAGGAGGCAAGGTGAGCCAATTCCTCGGCAGCGCGAGCCCCCTCGGACGCCTCACCGGTGTTCTCATCGGAGTCGGCGCTGCCATTGTGGGCGTACAGGCATCGCTGAAGATGATAGAACAAGAAAAAGAGGAAAGTAAAAAGAAACGGATGGGTGTGGGGATGGTGCTGGGCGGCATTCTTGGAGCGGTCATTGGAACCATGTTGTTTCCAGGAGCGGGCACAGCCGCAGGTTGGACAGCAGGTACGGCAATTGCTGCGGGTGTCGGACTCGGCGCAGGCGCTGTGGGGGGCACCATGATTGGAGGCATGCAACACGGCGCATATGCAAGCCTTGGTGGGAAACAGTATACCACACCAAAGCAAGTAATGAAGCCAACAACAGTACCCGTGGGACCAACAAACATTGCTAAGGTTGGCGAACACCAAACGAAAGAAGCCATAATTCCGCTGAACGAGGAAGGTCGCAGGGGAATCGGAATGGACGAACTCAATAAGGCCACGACAAAACAGAATGGGCTCCTGGAACAACTTATTAAAGCTGTATCGAATCGAGAAGTGGTCGTTTTCAGGAGAGAACTAGAAAGAATGGGTGTTATGTTCGGGGACCAATCGCCCGTCACAGGAAAGCAGGTATAAAATGGGACTGGTCAAGAGAGACAACAGGAAAATATATAGTGGAGTTCATAAAGAAAAATCCATTGCTGCCTGGGCTGATCAGCAGGGATATATATTAAAATTTACACACGAAGCCACGGGGCACTCAACTGAGTTTCCAGGCACAATAACCTCATTTACTGACACTCACGCTTCAGACATGAAGATGACAATGCTTTATAAGGAAGCAGATCCGATTGTGAGAACTCAGAATTCAATGAGGAAAATTTCTTTTAATTTTTTTGTAGCAAACGCTTCAATAGAGGAGGCACGCCACAATGCACGAAACCTTAATTTATTACTGTGCATGATGTATCCAAGACGGGATAAAAGCGGTGCAGTGCTTCCCCCTGGAACACTGCTTAGAGTTAAAGGCTTGAAGTTTATAGACTCTGAATTATATAAAAATGCACGAATTGATTCCAATGGTATAGGGGTATATATTCAATCACTAACATACAGCCCGGATTTGGAAGCTGGATTTGTTACGAGCAAAGGAACTGGGATTTTTGTAGAAGACGAACTATATCCGGCACGAATTGAAGTTGCTATACAGGCAGATGTAAAGATCGATATTTTTGTAGATGATGATTGGCTTCCACTGCCCGAAAACTATCCTTCTTATAGGTAATATTTTATGGCTAAACGAAAACAACCGAAACGCACTGGAGGTAAAAATCAGTATAGCCCCATTAGAGGGCTTGGGGATTTATCTTATCCTCCGCTTATGATAAAGTCTGTAGATGGCAAGATCCGCCTCGATGCTAAGTATATTTTCTTAGAAAACTATTCTGAAAAGTATGACTCAAAGATGCAATTTGAGCATATATTTGGACAAATCAATCCGAGAGTAACATATGCCACTACGGACAGAACTATTGATATTTCGTTTGTTCTGGCTGCACGAAATGTGCACGAAGCCAAAGCAAATTTAGATTATTGTTCGAAACTTGGTCGCTCCCCCTACGGCGTGTATTCGATAGACAATGTGGAAGAATTTGGCGACGAGTATAGATTTGACTGGTCGTATAACAACCAGAGAACATATGTTGTTGATTTTGGAACGTTTTTAAGAGATCAGGCAGTTAAAGTTAACAATTTTGAGTTTTCAATCAATGTTGAAGCTGGTGTGTTTGACTATGGTTCGACACCCGTGACCCTCGGAGACTTATCGCCTGATGAGCGTGTTGACAAACATCTACCTGGGCAAGGCTATCTAGGAGGTCCGTTACCGGAACCCGCCGAAAAGTTGGGAAAAGTATTAGATACTCGATGGTGGAGCAAAGGGGGGCAACCAAGCTCGATCTTGGGAGAACAGGACTATATTTACCATGGACACGCAGGCGCAGTTTATCCAAAAGAAATTAGTGTTAAAATATCCATGATAGCGTTTCATGCAAGACCTTTGTGTTTTGGGGGTGCCGCAAGAGCAGATGGTTCGATAGGCTGGTCACTAGATGAAAATCTCGATTGGCCACACGGAACGGGACCACTCGCCGCTTCTCCATATTGTCGTCGCGATAGTAACACCGGCAACGCACAGAATTCAAACTCACCCGTCAACAAGCAAAACGAACCAGTGGAAGTGGGCAAGCCGGGTGCTGGAGAGAACGACATTCTTGTACCCGAAGGAACTACTCTTCTAGAGGATGAATTTATCGGATGAGACAGATAAAATAATATTATTATATCTAATTAATTACAGGAGGAACAAAGATGGCATCAAGAGCACGATCTTTGGGAAGGCGATTTTTTAGTAATGTGCACCCGCGCTATCAAGAGCTTTTAGTTCGAAAAAAGCTACCAGTGATAGTTCAAATGGCGACTCCTGTAACCCGCGATCCAACATATAACGAACTAGGAGCAATTACAGAGATAGAGCATATATGGAAAACAGGCGATAGACTCTCTAAACTGGCACACACATATTATGGCAACTCAGAATATTGGTGGGTGATTGCTCGCTATAATCAAGCTCCAACGGAAGGGCACCTCAAGAGAGGGATGCTTCTTTATATTCCAACGCCTATAAACAGAGCGTTGGAGATTTTATAGACAATGGCAGAGAATAAATATACGGAAAGGCAGCGCGGGCAATGTTATTTAATAAACAACTTATCCAAGATTCTCGAAGAGACTGGGCGCACTAGAGGGTTTCCTGGTACCAAAGCACCAGATCCCGATGAAGGAACTATGGGACCACCCGCAGTCGCTATTACAAGAGTCATTCCCGAACTCAGAAATGTGGGTGGAACTCTAACGCACGGCGCTGATGTAACAGATGGACCAGACAACAACACGATGTTAAGCACTTTTTCTCCATTGACTCATTATGATATATTCGACCGTATAGATTCGGCAGATCTCGATGATCTCATCCCGGAGATTACCTTATACAAGGTGTATCCAGACGAAAACGATCCACAAGGTGGTTATCCGGTGGAATTTGCAAACAAATGGCTGGATGATATGTATGAGCAAGACGCCCACCAACTCGCGTTACAAAGACATTCCAAAAAAGAAAAATCCGCCAGAGACTGGCAAAGACATTTTGGAACAATTGGTGATGCGCCCAAAGTTGGTATAACGGGCTTGACTATCAAAAAATTAGGGGGCAATCCGGCAGAAGTAGAATCCAATATTGAAGTGTCAATAACAATTGAGACGCACAACTTAAATAATTTATTTCTTAGACAAACCCCTGAAGACTTACCGGGCATCCCACCTAAAGATCTTCTGGAGAATGGAATAGCATGGATTGATTTAATTAAATTGAATCCCCAATCACAATTCAACACTAATGGTTGTGAGAGAGTTTATAACGAAGATGACTTGCGTATTAAACTAAAAATAGGTTATCCATCCATAGACGACCCCTACTTAAAAACGCGTTGTCAGGATCAACACGCCAAGAGAACTACATCACGCAACGAATTTTCTCGCAAAAAAATGGACGAAGTATTCTCCAAGGGAAATTTTAGCAAAGGTGGTTATGAATCTGCGGAAGCAGCACTTCAGCGCAAAGCTGAGCATTCGGGAAAGGGAACCGATTACTGCAAGGATATGCAGGACATTCTTGGAAACCACAACGAAATATTTACTTTAGTATTAAGAAATCATGATATTGTTATAGATAACGATCTTACAGTTCGTATGACAATTAACTTTCTTGGCTATGCGGAAGTTTTACAAAGAACCTCGCAAGCGGATTTATTGAGTAATCCCTGGATTAACCGAGAGTTGGAAACCCGGAGTACACAGTTAACCGCTTTACGCAAGCGCATGGCGGCACTGGCACCAAAGAAACCACAGGGAGAAGAACCCACCCCGGAAGAAAAAGCCGAAAATGTTCTCCGGGAGGCTTGTAGAGAAAGACTTGAGGACCAAACAGTGACTCTTCAAGGCCAATATGACTTATATCTTCTTGAGGCAAAGCGGAGACTTTACGCACAATTGAGACTTCCCGTAATGGGTGCGACCGGGGGCACTACTTCTAGAATTTATGAAGTCGCCATTCCCGACACTGACGAAATATGGTGGTTTAGCAATCCCGGCGCAGCATCACCAAACAAAGCTTGGTATAAAAATTATCATGACTCTTGGCCTGAGGATATGGAAGCCGACTGGAAGGCAGATAGGGACCGACAAGACGGTTTAAGCGATAGAAACGCAGCCAACTCACTCCAAGATGGAATCTATGTTGATGCCAAAGGAAAGCCGCTATACAATGAAGGATTTCTCGTCGCAAAACATAAAGAGTTTTCCAGCCAAAAACGCGAAGAGCTACTAAAAAATGTTGCTCAATTTGGTGACTACAAATTTATACAGTTTGTTTTTTTAGGCGATATTGTAGAAGCCGCATTAGAGATTTTAGCTTATAACGATCAAGAATACAGCCAAGGAATGGAGAATGGTATGGGCGTGGGTCGAGATGGGGTGGGTTTCGCTGGTGCGCCCATGTTTTTTAGAGAGATGAACAATGTGGGCGGCGAGGTTGGACCCATGGCAAAAAAAGTCATAGACCGCTTTGGCAAATATATATTTGGCGACATAAGACTTCCCCAACTCAACGTTATCGAAGACCCCGCCGCTAGCGGAATGCAACCCCTCGTTAACGAACGCTATGTTAATATAGCCGACATTCCAATAGATCTTGAAGGGTTTAGAGATTTTTGGTATAATAACGTGACCTCAAAACCAAAAATTTCTAAATATTATCTTAAAAATCTTGTTACTGGCTTAGTAAATCAATTACTTCCATATGCACTTTGCAACTTCATTAGCGAAAGCGGACATTCCACTTCTGCCGAAAACGCCCAGGGAATATTAACTTATTTTTCACTAGCAGGGAAGAGCACAGCACTAAATATCTCTGGGACGGATAAGTGGGATGCCATGGATGAAGCCCATCAATTGAGGCAAGAGTGGGAGAAGGAACATGGAAGACCGATGCGCCAATTAGTTTTCAATGAGAGATTGGCCGAGCTTGAGCGGTCACCGAGATTTAACACGATCCAATATGCCCCATATATGGGACTAAAGACAGCACAAGGTCTGATAACCAAAGCACACGAAGAAGCCCAGAATTCCTGGAATCCTAGAACATGGGATGTTTTTGTCATAGGGCAAAAACCTGATTCTGCGCTGACGCGACACGGTATCCGCAGATTGGATAAAGAGAGCGGCATTGTTCATTTCAAACTGATTGGCGATAAAAGAATGCTGATAAACGTTCAGTTTAAAAAAAGCGATTTACCTGCCTTAGCAACCGCCAACGTTATGTCGGACGGAGGCGCGAACAAGCTGGGGATATTGAGAGAAAAATATGATGCGACTGTACAACTAAAGGGTACTGTGGCATATAAGCCCGGAGCGGTTCTTTATATAGACCCCAGAGATTTGGCAAACGAAGTCAGCACCCCTCGCACGGTTGGAAAAGTCAGACCCGGATTTAAAGGCACCGGATTGAAGACAATATATCCAGAAGTCCCCGCAAAGCGTGGTGGCGAGTGGGTCGGAATTGATCTCTCGGCAGCAAGAACACTCGGTCTTGGGGGCTATTTTGTGGTTATTTCAGTTGAGCACGATTTTGGACATCTTGGCGAGAAGCTCGATTGGAAAACTACTTTAAATACTAGATGGCTTTCATTCGCGTATGTTAAAGGTCTTGGAGATCGGGTGTGTGATCGACCCTCGGATGGCAGAGAGTTGACCGCTGAAGACGAGGACTGTCTCCATACACTACGAGAAGTACTCGCACACGATATGGGAGAAGTCGATCCCGAGACTGGTCAACTCCCTCAATGAGTCTAACGAATCGGAATGATCAACTATGGCAAAGAATACAAAATTAAATCGAAGAGATATAAGAAACAGGAACAGTTCAAAGCAAGGTTTTAACTTAAGAAAGCAATATTTAAACGAGACTGTTCCAGTCAGTGAGTTTGATAATTTTTTTGATTCGTCTCGCACACCATATTATGGTAAAGTCGATCAGAAGGGAAATGTGGTATACCCTTCAGAGAGCTATCTTGCCAACTTATCGAAAAATACCGATTTTGCTTCCGATACTGTATATGCAATGAATTTTGTTGCTGATGCTTTCCAAGACCTCCAGGATCATTTTAATAAAGCGAACCGAATGGGAATCTTAGATCAAGACAGCAACACAATCCACACAATCAATCCAATTAAAGGCTGGCAAAGTCTACATACGCGCCATGGCTATTATATTCGAGCACTTTATAGTGGACTAGTATCCGCCTATCTGGAAGATCCAAGTGAAAGTAACGGATTACAAAATGCAAGACCAAAGAATTTTGATCAATACATACGCTCGATTAAACACCTTTATAAAACAAAGGGTTCAAAATTTCTATTAAGTCGTTCATCCTATGTTTTATCAAATAAGTGTCCTCGACATATTTCTGGTCTTGTGATAGAGATTTCTCCTAGAATAAATTATTCTGATGATGTTACAAAAAATGCTAAGTACTTAGAAAGTTCAAATTTTAAGTTTTATATGAAAGCGCTTAAGAAATTTGGTTTTATGGCAGACAAAGACTATCCAGGCAGAATTATAGCCGATCTTGGATCGCCAGAAATGCAACACTATATGTTCAGATACGACATTACCCTTGATAATCTTTTTGAAGTGTGTTATTATAAAGCAAAGGATTATGACTACGATATCATAAGCATATACCTGATGCAATTTTATAATAATTACGCTGCGCTATACCCTGTTATGTCGGAAACGCTCTCCCGTGCCGCAAGGATTGCGCCCAAATATATTCTTGGACAAGCTCAGTTTATTTTTAATACTGACGCTCCAATCCTAACATCGTTCTACCGCTCATGTATTTCTCAAACCGAGTTGGTTCAAAGGAACCTATTGTCAGATAATGACATAACAACAAAGTATAACCAAGATTACTGGCTTCCGCTATATGCTGAGTTTTTAAACTATGAACTAAAGAATCCATTGGACGAGAACCAGATGGCAAAGACAATCAAAAATGCAAAAGAATTAAAGAAAAATGTTGACTTTGATGCTGCTATCGGTTATATTGGAAATAAGTTCAATTTTTATCGCTACCCCACCAGCGACTTGTCATTAATGAACTATGAAAACGCTACAACAAAGTAATAGGTGATTTTTGCTTGCCCAAGCATTAGATGATAAACGGCATTGTGTTGGCA